TGAGCATCGGAACCGTAAGAGCTCAGAAGTTCAATAAAGTTATGAACATGATTACATGCTTCATCAACATACCGTCTTTATAGTCATTATATCCAATCAAGGAAATCAGACTAACAGTCGTCAACTTTCAACACCACACACTCATAAACATCCATAGAAATTCCTATCTACAGGCCGTTCCTAGCCCCCTAGCCACTATTGTGACGATACGTCTGGTCTTTGTGTTCATAAACGAAGAAAATTACTACTCTACCCTGCCCCCGTGGGGGATTAGTAAAATGCGTCCTGGCCCTTTCGGATTACTCGCCAACCCTATTTAAAGGGAATAATATCAAGTTCTCTACTGGTGAGGAAACGTCGCTCAACAATAGATTAGTATATAGGCTTGCCAACGTAATAGTAATTTCTTATCACTCCGATTTATTTTTAAAGAAGACTTAGTCCCCCCTCTTTTTAAATAGGTCCATTCGCAACCGCAACAGCAGGGTCTATCGTCACAATCCTCAAATGATTCGCAAACTGGAACGACTGTTCCGGTGTTGTATATGAATCTGAGAATGTGAGAGTACCTAGTTCTGGAGTAGAGATCGCGAATTCTCGAAGAATGCCGCCATTTTGCGAACCGATGATCAACTGATTATCGGGGTTAACAACTGTGTTCAATGGATATCCTCCATGGATGAACGTTGCTCCGTTGTTAACGACTGGCATAGGATAGGCAAACGTGGCCCCTGGTTCAGCAGCACCATTGACACCGATACGTTTCATGATAAGATACTTACCTCCTCTTCGGAAAGTAATTACATTATCAACGATTGTAACGGGCAAGTCATCTCCTGAAGGGCTTTGCTCATTGATCCCCGTGTTCTTGATTGATGACTGATTCGAGATACATCGCAAAGAGTAGAACAATGGATAGACGAACCCACCTGGTCTCATTTGGGGAGTTATGAGTTCAACCTCATACTCTACCCAAATCTTTCCAAGTTGGCTGCCTGCCGACCCTACTGCGGTATCACTTGCACCAAATAACATCCGACCACTGTCGTACAATGTTAAATCAACACCTTCTGCCAACGCATTGGCGCGTATAAATTTTCCACCCGGAGATACTGCATTTAACGCTTTAACGTCTAAATGGCAGACTGTATCCCTCCACGCTACGAATTCCATTGCATTCTGGTAGCTACAAGCGACCTCTTCGGATACGGGATCCCCATCGGAGACATCGTACTCAGGAACCATCATAACACTACCGGCGGTTTGAGAACCGACACGAGTGATATAACGGTAGGCGAGACGACGGAACCGATAGCGTTCCCATCCTTGAGCTTGAATTGATAGCCACGGAAATGATTCTGGAAGACCAGGATTTAGGGTAAATCGTTTTGTGATGGCCCAATAGACCGATCCCAAAACTTTCCCCACGAATTCCCGATGCCGGATAATGATCTTATCCGTTCCACGCGTAATTTGAGGTTGAGAAGTCAATCCATCGCTGGCATAAGCCGCAGCAACAGAATTCTCCTTGGGTTTCTTCGAATTTTTCTTTTGAGGGGACTTTCCCTTCTTGTTTTTGTTTTGTTTTTGTTTCATAGTTTAGTATTGGATACATGTCTTCTCGGACACCGACTGTACATCATATACAGCTTACGCCCACCCGTGCAGTCTGTCGACGCTACGTTCTGAGAACTTGGTACGGAAGTATTAAGATATAACCGTGGAGCCCTACCTTCAACTTGTGAGAAGGCCCGATGCAGCTGGGATATGTCGTCATTGCATAAATGCAAATCAACACATGCCAACTGCCCCGGACCGACTCAGGTCTTTTCGTGTAGCCCGATTCACGCTAGTTATATCACCGTTTTGGGTGGTTAAGTATATAACCCAATTTGAGTACTTCTAGGCTTCCCTCCATACGGATTCTTGGCCCTCGAGTTTCCCCTAAACAATATTTTACTAAACATCTTTTTCTTATTTCTATAAAATTATAAATAAAAAATCTATAAAATCATAAAATTAAAAATCCGATCCGTTCGATACCATTCCATACTCAATAGTTATTTCCTCCTCACACCAGATCTAATTACTCTCCACAAACCCTTAACTAAGGATAGCCAACCGTTTTCACGTCGCTATCTTGATTTGCAGACCATAACCATAGGTGCGAAGGTCCAGACACGCAATACTGACCTTGTAGTCCAGTCATTGCGAGGCAGTTTACTGTCATGCCCGGGACCAAACCATGAAACAAGATTTTATATTATCATTGAACATGAACACAACTTGCTTGTTACTGATCATTCTGACTCTCCTTCCTCATGATTATGATCACATGAGAGGATTTCGTCAGGAACCATAGAAATATGGTAATACGTGAACTCATTGATCTGAGAGTTCAGTTGCAGAAGCTCGTTCACCACTCTCCTTAGAGGTGGCTGGTAATTGATGATATTATTTTTCTTCATAGGTTTGAGGTCCGCTCGAAGGGCTTTGTTGTACATACCGCGTATGACACGGTTCATTTCCTTCGGAGCCCCCTTCAACCAAGCGGTCGACTGCAAACATTTCACCAACAAACGATCTTCAATCACTTGTGCATCCTCCTCCTCTTTTAAAGGTCCATAGATCGGACAACCATCCAACTCAAAATCTTGGGTTGGGGGTCTTATCTTTCGATACTTTATTAGAGCGGAAGTCACAGCACGCGGATGTTCAACCGTCTTCTCAATCATCGCTGTCTCGTCACTATTCACCTTAAAATAGGCTGCAACTTTACGTTGCCTAGTGTTGAGCGACCACTCCCAATTACTGGGAACTGCGAGACCGAGACCCCCTAATCTCTTATGGACAAAGTAGTTCGGTGTGAACTTACCTTTATACATTCGAGGTAGAAGGGCAGGGATCCGTTTCAAAATTAGTCGTCGACATCTATGATCACCGCCTTTGGAAGGATAAGAAGGTAGAGAAGGTGCGCTGTTAGCTAGATTCCAGATCTGAGGAATCATTCCTAAAGCTTCAGCCAATTCTCCCTTTTTCACATTGTGACCAACACTGATAGATAGCGGTACATATCGAATCTCCGTCTTGCTTTTCATATCAACAAATATCGAGTTGATAAGAGCATAACGCTCGGATTCGTACGTCTTCGCCTCATTCACTGTTAACCCCACTTCCTCAGCAGCACGACGCCACTTCGCTCCTAAATCGCTAGATCCGCGAAATAGGATATCATCACCATTTATCAAAACCCGACTCAATAGGTCTTTTTCATGTTTTTGTTTATTACCGCCACATACAGTTGCACGCATATAGGTCGAAAGATTTATAATGCATAGGAGAGGAAATGAGACTGGATGTCCCATTAACTGTCCCCTTCTCTGGATTATCCTAACCCCATCTGGGTATTCGATAACCGCTCCTGCGAAGCTACGAACGAGTAGGTACGCCAAGGGTGAGATGGTGGGAAATTTCGAATTTAAGTCCGAAATCTCACCAATATTCTCCAGAATCCTCGTCAGACAGACGAGAGTTGCCTGTATAGACAACCCATCGGTGGCTGAGTCATAATCTCCTGAAAAATACCTTTCCTCCTCCCCCACATTTCCTACACCGAATATTCGTTCGAGTACATTCTCCGTCATTGTGCAAAAAGGCATATTTTTCCACCTACCAATAAGCCATTTCTGAAATGGTCTCATCGCGGTGTATATCGCCTCTCTTCCAGCAGTAATTACACGGAACTTTCCAGGTTCAGCAATAGCCTGATACCTGACGACATTATCTTCACCAGAGGCACGCTCCAACAGCGAGTCCGCTAGCTTCTGACTAATGTCCCTCCCTTGCCATGGACACCCAAGATCATGCTCACGATCTGGTGCAAGTGAGGTGTGATTCCCTCCATCGCGTCTTGAAGTTTCATAAGACGCATGGTAAGTAGGAACACAAAGTCCCTCCCGGTAGCGCGCATTGGGCGGCACCACTACATCCACCGCTCTCCGAATCCAATTCGCAGCGGTCTCATTTAAAGGCTTTTCGGTAGAAAGAAGGCTCCTGTGTTTAAGCATTGCTATATTTTCAAGATTGTCTGACATTTTCAGCCAGCATCTCTTGGACTCATATAAGCTTCTTAAGAAAGAACACGCCTTCCTTCCCTTTTCCCCTGGTCTCTTAACATAATTGCATTGTGTTAAAACGAGACGTCGAAGAAAAGTTGGGAAAACAAAGATTCTTGAACGATCTTTGGTCTTTCCTGTTGCAAACGCCAGTAGTTCTTGGAACTCACCTTTAAGATATTTCTCCATTCGATCATCTATACTGAGGTATAGTAATCTTATGAAGAGGATGTTTTTTGAGTCTTGGAGCTTCTGCTTGTGTCCGATCTTTTTAACTAAAGGAAAGTAACAAGCAAAAATGGCCATTATTGCACGAAACGCAACAACAGCCCTCTCATAACCATCTCGTGTTTCCCTGAGTAAGTCAGGGGGATGTGTTATGAGGCCTTCAGTACGACCATCCGGCTGAAGGTATCCGGCACAGAATTGAAGTTGCATCAACTGTTCAACCCTATGGACGCTCAACGTCATCGGGGGATCGATTATACGAGTACCTAGTACTTCGTTGATGTTGATCCTCTGCAGAATGTTTGAGCACGAAGCTGCAGACATCCAATCCACCTCAAAACGTGGTAATGGATAATGTGGCAATGATTGGTTCTTTATATTATTATAGAGTGCCA